GATGCAGGTGTCTGTAGCAGCTACGACTTGGTTAGTTGCTGCTGCTGTAGAGTTATTAGTAGTCATAGCTTCTGCTGTGGCGTCAGTAGTATCTGAACGTAAAATAAACGTACTACCTTGTGCATCGCCTACGGCAGCAAATCTACCACTAGCATATGCTTTTTTTCCAATGATTGCGGAAGAAGAATAATGGCCTATAGCTATAGAATTAGTAGCTGTTGCATTTGCAAGTTGCCCTAAAGCAATAGAATACGATCCAGAAGAAATGGTTTGTGAACCAAAAGCCACAGAAAATGAGCCACTAGCTGTAGCTTGATACCCTTGTGCAAAACTAAAATCAGCAGTTGCACCGTAACTTGTGTGATTACTTATTCCCAAGGCTACAGCATTCCAACCCATTGCTCTTGTTGTTGGACCAGCAAGAGAAGTAGCACCACTAGCTTTGCCTGATCTGCCTAGGCCCACTGAACCTGTAGCACTAGATACGGAATTATCTCCAATTGCTATTGAATCTTGCCCTGATGCTGTTGCTGCTTCTCCAATAGCTATAGCATTAGCACCTGTAGCTGAAGGCTGTGCTGTTGGAGAACTTTCGTTTGCTGCATAAAGGTCTGCACCAGAAGCAGCCGCTGCAAAGGCTAGATTTCCTGACCCATCAGTTTTTAAAAATTGCCCATTAGAACCATCAGAGGCAGGAAGAACAAAAGATAGGTTGCCACTGTATGCACTATGTGCTGCAGATTTTAATTCTGTATAATGAGCATTACTTGACTCACAGTAGAAACGTATAGCTGCAACACTGCCTGTACCTGTGCGTATATCTACTCGACCATCCTGTAAGGTTACACCACCACTAGAACCATTGCCGCCAAATGTTGCACTGCTGCTATTACTTAATGCAACTGTACCTGTAGCATCTGGGAAGGTAATAGTACGATCTGCTGTAGGATCAGTAAATGTTACAGTAGTTTCATGGTCATTAGCACTAGAACCTTCTACAGTAAATCCTGCATCATTAAGAAATAAACCTGTTACTATAGGATTTGTTATTGTTTTATTTGTAAGTGTTTTTGTTGTACCAGAAAAATAAGTATCAAGTAAGTCTACGTCACGATACCCGATTTCATTACCATTATCAAAAACAAGAAGTGCATCATTGTTTGCTATTGCTGTACTTGTATCTACACTCACTGCTGAAAAGTCAGCTACTGTGTTAATCTCTGCACCTGTAGCATTTAGCCCAGTAACATTATTAGATGTACCAGCAACAGTATCTACATATGCTTTTACTGATTGCTGAGTAGGTATCAGTGTGGCAGAGTTAGATGACATATTATCTTCATCAACAAATGCTGTTACAGTAATAGAACCATCCGTTAAACTTCCATACGAAACAGTGCCACCTGTTATAGTGCCTGTTGTAGTAATAGCACTTGAGCCATTATCAATAGCACCAAATCCACTTGTAATACTACCACTATTTAAAGCACCAACTGTTGTAGCAGCCGTAGTAACAAGATTAGGCATAGCTGTAATTTCATCATCTAAGTATGCAGCTAGGTCTGTTACAGCAACCTGTACCATAGTACCATCGTCATTTAAAATAACACGATCAGCATCAACTATAGTAGTACTTGTTGCAGATGTTCCTCCATCTAGAATATTTAATTCTGCAGGTGTAGAGGTAATAGCTGTATTACTTGCAGCAGCTAATACAGGAAGTGTACCTGATTGATTAGGCAAACTAATAGTTCTATCTGCTGTAGGATCAACTATTGTTAAAGTAGTTTCGTGATCGTCTGCACTTGCACCCTCAAACACAATTGCATTTTGTGCATTGATAGTCACAGTATCCACGATAGTCTGTGTACCTGATACAGTTAAATTACCAGAAACTGTGAGGTCTTGTGACATAGTAACATTACCACTAGAGGCAATAGCAATAGCATCAGTATCACTAGCAGAGCCAATATTACCTCCATCACTAATAATAATATTACCACCTGTAATATTACCTGTTGTAGTAATGGTGCTAGAACCTGTATCTATCGTACCAAAACCACTAGTAATGCTACCACTATTTAATGCACCAACAGCGGTCACACTACTAAGAATACCTAAGTTACCACCTAAATATGTAGTTAGATTTGGCAAAGCTACCTGCTTCATAGTGCCATTATCATTTACGACAAATCTATCGGCATCTACAAGAGTAGTAGAAGTAGCTGATGTATCACCATCCATTATGTTTAATTCTGCAGCAGTAGCTGTAACTGCTGTACCATTAAGAGTTAGTGCATCAGTTTCTAAAGTACCATCTACATCTACATCCCCTGACACATCTAAAGAAGCAGCATCAAGCTCACCAGTAATTGTAACATTTCTTGCGCCAGTAAAATCTTTATTACTGTCTACAACTACAGCTTTAGATGCTGCAACAGTCCCTGCTGTTACGCCATCTATGGTTTCTAATTCAGCTTCGTTTATATCTGCAGAGCCAATAACAAAACTTGTACCTGTAATTGTAGTACCTGTTATTGCTGCTGCACTAGAACCACCTATAGTAGCACCATCAATTGTACCACCATTAATATCTGCAGTGTCGGCTACAAGAGCATCAATATTAGCAGTACCATCAATATATAAATTACGGAACTCAGAACCTACAGCACCTATATCATAAGTGTCATCAGCGGAAGGAATAATAGAAGAAGCAACATCTGCAGTAATTGTTACGGTATCACTAGCAGCATCACCAAGAGTGGTGTTGCCACTTACTGTTAAATTACCTATAATACCAGCATTTGCATCTACATCAAGTGTATCTATGTGTGCAGTACCGTCAAGAAACAAGTCTTTAAATTCTAACGAACTTGTACCTAAGTCAATATCATTATTTGTTACAGGAACAATAGCACCATCTTGAATGCGTATTTGCTCTACTGCAGCATTAGATACTTCTACAAATATCCCAACTCTGTTATTGCTAGTGTCAATAGCTACTTTATTCTTTTCATCTGAGTCAGCAATAAGGGGTACATAACCGCCCTCTGTAGCTGATCCATCATGTGTGTGTCCTGTAGCTAATGCAAAAGTATCACGTAAAGCGTTAAACTCTACATTCAATGGGTTCGCACGTACAACGGCTGTTGCAACAATGTCTGCCGATGACTGTCTTGCGTAACCTGCCATGTGTTATCTCCTATCACCTAGTCCATAAGTCACTGTAACCGCTTGAATAGTGTGGCTAGGACTTTTATTATTTGTAACGTAAGTCACAGAAATTGAATCTCCTGACCCACTAATTGAAGTACTTTTTATTGGCGAAGGGTTGCCATCATAAATATCTGTTTCATCAAATACTGTACCTATGTCATCAAAAAAAACAGCAGCACCTGCAGTTGTAAGTGTAAAACTAGACGGAACTGCTATTTCTGAATCACCGAAGTTATAACTAACACCTAAAGAAATTTCTGTTTCACCTTCTGTTTTAAGAAATGTTTTTACTTTATAAAATAATTTTCTTACATCTGTATCTTCCATAAAATAATAAGGGGTTTGATAAAGACTTAAAATTTCAGACCCATTAAAATCTGTACCTGTTTCTTGTCTATGTACTTTACCTGTACTATCACCGTGTAAAACAAACTCAAACTGCCCTATGTAACCACTAGCTACAGCAGTAGCTTCTATACCTACAAGTTGGCTATATTCAAAAGTAGATTTAGCAGAAGTACTTTTACGAATAGCCCCAATAAGAGAAAGAGAAGTATTAGCTTCAAAGAATAATCTAAACTGTGATTTTCTTCTTACAACAACAGCTTTAAGTTTTGTTACATCTTCATTGATTGAATAGTTTTCAAAAGTTTTTTGTATTTCTCTGGATACAGTTTCAAGTTCAACGTCACCAATTCTGTTTGTACCTGATACTGGGCGAATACCATCTGGACCCAAGAAGATAATATCACCACCAAATTCTACCACACTATCTGATGCTACGCAACCCAAGTCATTAGTAACATTTTCAAGTAAAAAGTTAGAGTAGTTATCTCCTACCAACCTTTTAATACTATTTTGACCAAAGATGTATAGTTGATTACGAAACCCAATAATTTGAGTGATTGTAAAACCTACATTAATTACACCTGCACCATTAGCGGGGTCAAAGTCTGTATCATTTAGTGGTGCTGAAAAGTATAGATTAAAAGGGAAGGTAGCATCACCAGCTAAAAATAAATGGTTAGCAAAGGCACTGGAAAACTTTGGTGCATCAGGAGCATTTTCATGGTATAGTTTTACATAGTCAGTGCCATTGTATTTAGCAGCTTGATTTACACCATCAGTAAGTACAAGGACTTCTTCAAACCAGTTGTGTTTTGAAAACCTTACAATGTCTATACCAGTAAAGCTAGGGTTAGTAGGTCTAAACTGTCCTGCACCAGAACCTGCTGTAATGTTTCCTGTAACAGCACCACTTGCAGCTATTTGTGTAATAGTTTTAAAATACTTTGTACTGCTTACAGTGACTGCACCGTTTGGTCCTGCTAAAGCCTCTGTTTGTGCAACATCAAATGAGTCTGTTCCTGTTATAGTAAAAGTTACACCAGAATTATTATTACCTGCTAATCCAGTTATAGTTAATTTTCTTGGTTGAAGAGAAGCAGCAGTAGAAAAATTAATTGCTCCCCCATCAGCTAATGCACCATTTAAAGTAAGATTGGCTGCTCCACTTGTTGTTTGTGCAGCACATACACCATCAGGATCATCAGCTATAAAAGTACTATCTACAGCATTCCAACCTATAACAGAAGGAGTTCCTACTACTGTGCTTGAATGACTAGATGTTCCCCCTGTTAAAACATTTCCTGCCGCATACACAGAAGAGGGAAGTCTACCAAAGTTTAATACTATAGAGTTTCCTGCACCATCAGCAGTTTTAGAAATAACAGTAGCAGTAATACCTGTGCTACTATTGTCAGAAGAACTTACTACAGCAGTTATAGTTTCTCCTACAGTAAAACTTGCAGATTGGTTATCTGTTACTACTACAGTGTAATAGTGATTATACCAATGAAAATAGTTGCTGCCAGAAGAAGGAGTACGTGCAGCAAAAATACCTTGCTTTATCTCTCCATTAACAGATAGACCAAGTATTTTTCCTGTGCCGGTAGCTGTACCATATCCATTAGAAAAACCACTAATGCGTCTATATCCACCCTCTAGTGAAGGCTCCATATTAATTAGACTTATAGCACTACCGGGCATTTGAGTTGATTGTGTAAGAGGGTCAACGTTAGTAACAAGACCACCTGCACACACCGCAGCAAATGTTGATAAATTATCTGCCATTGTTAAAACACATTAGATTTAAAATTACCAGATGGAGAGGTACGATTTATTGCAGAAGAAGTTACATTAACAGGTTGATCGAGTATTAATCTTCTCATCATATCAATACCATCTTTAAATTTTTTAGTATGTAGTTGCGCTGATTGTTCGTTTGACCTAAACAACATCATATACATCATAGCACCATCTATTACTACGTGTTTAAATCTATCAGGCACTAAAGCTGTATCACTAAATGTTGTTAAGTCTGCAGGAAATTTATAGTATTTATACTCAACTACATATGCAGCATCAGGTACAGGATAAACACCGAATTTACTTTCTTGAGTTAAGTAAACAAATAAAGGATCATTTCTACCCCCTTCTCCATTTACATCTTCTACGGGTCTGTAGTCTGATAAGTATTGATCGTATGTTAAAAGAGTTAGTTTTCTAGGGATGTTGCCTTCACTTGTAAGACGATTAACATAAAAGGTATCCCAATCTGCTTTAGAATAATCAGCAGGAAAAGCATATTGTCCAGTACCAGCAGTTAAAGTTTGTTCGTATGTAACAAGAGCAAAGGGCCACTCTTGAGCGTCTTGAAGCATTTCACGAATAGAAGAATTAATAGCGTCTTTAGCTAATGCCTGTACATTTTTTACAGTGCCAAAGTCAGCTTGGTCAATTTGAACCTCATTCAAACGCCTCAATAACTCATTTGTTAAATTCAAAAATGTTGACATATTACTCTCTGTTATGTGCGTTTAGCTGGTGAGAAATATAATCTACAAGAAAGAGTAGCACTAAAATTGTGACTACTTGTAATTCTGTGGATTAAAACCTTATCACCTGCATGTAAATAAAGTGGACCAGAACCAATAAATTGTGTGCTAGCTCTTGCTAGTATTTTTTCTTCTAAAACTAGTGTATGATATTGAGTATCATCTGCGTGATATATTTGTATTCCAATGTTAGAATCAGATGCTTGGTCATTAGAAACTAAAAGAAAAACTACTTCTGCTTCATAATTACTAGGACAAGTAAATAGTAGGGTAGCATTATCAGGATCACTAGTTGTACTTGCAGAATTACCTGTTACAGCAGCAAAGTTACTTTCTGTTCTAAACTGAATGCTTGCCATATTTAACTACTCTTAGGAGTACCTGTTTGTGTAGGTTTCATAGAAGCACCACAATTTACATAACCACCTTTACTTAAACCCATAGAAGCACCTTGACCTTTAGCAGACATCATGCCTTGACTAAACCTATTAAGAGAGGAGTTATCGTATCTATCACTATCTTCCATAGGTGTTACATTACCACCCAATGCATACTTACGTTTTTTCATTTTGTTTCCTTGAGGTGTAAATTTGATACACTAATGGGGCCAGTACGTAACCAGCCCCAAAAATTATTTGTTTATGCCAAGAGGTCACGGTCAACTTCTTCGGCTGTCATGTCTTGACCCAAATCTGAAACATCCATAAGGATAGCCCAGAAACGAAGCTTACCTGATGTTACATCAGTTTCAGTTGCAAACTTCACGTCAATTGTGTCAGCAGTAGAAATTACCTGCACCTGAGCAGCCTCAGTAGCAGGGGTTGTGCCATAAGCACCTACTGCACCTCCAACAACATCTAACCCATCAACAAAGACGTCTACCGCTGCGGGAGAACCCCCAGTAAAGCCCATGTCCAAGGTACAAGTACCATCAACTTGAGTTAGAATTTCAATACCTGCTGAAAGAATGACTGTTCCTGCTGGAACATTCAGTACTTCCATAGTATCGTTGGCAGCAAAGTCACTACCTTTAAGAACAATTGCGGCTGCAATGTCGATAGTATTTTGCACCATATACGGAGAACGGCCCCGTACTGAGTTGCCTTGTGCAGCGTGATCTGCAGTTGCTAAATTAGCCATTTTTTATGCCTCCCTTATGCTGCGTTATAACGGGCGGTAACGATTGCTTCAGGACGAAGAATCTTACGACCGTATAGATGCATACCACGAACAATGTCAGCAAAGCTGTCAGGATCACGATATGATTCTGTTTTATTGATCTGCTCTGCAGTGGCTACAGCAGAATCATGACCAGCTACGATAACACCAAAGTTAGCAAGTTGGTTGGCAGAACCTGTAGTTCCCGGTCCAGTGCCTACCGCTGGTAGGTTAGATGAGGAATATACACGGAAACCATGGAAATTGTTAATGGCTAAACCATTACGCAATCCACCTGATTCACCAAAGTCTGCATTCATGAAGCGTGAATCTTCATCAGCAAGAAGCTCCATAAATACTGGATCAACTACAATCCAACGGCCTTGTTTGTCAACTTGTTGTTGATCAAGCAAACGAGCCATACGAGCAACAACCATTGCTGGTGAAGCTGTAGCAGTTGGAAGTGCAGTAGCACCCGGCAAACGTGCAGCTAGAGGGATAGAATGTGTTCCCGCAGAGCCTGTAGTAATGTTGCCAAAGTCACCTTTATGCAGTTGCATAGAAGACAGCAGTTCGTTAGAACCAGCAGTTGTTACTGCTTTGCTACCGTTTACAGAAGTATTCAGTGCATCAGCTTGTGAGTGCAAAGAAGACTGCTTGTAACCAGCCATGTAGCCAAGAACTTCTTGGTCATGTTGATCAGCAAGACGGTATGCAGCACGATTAGTTGCAAGGTCCATGAAGTTGACGTGGCTGTGAGCTTCTTCAATGTCATCCATTTTGAAAGCAAAGTAGTTAGCCTTGTCTACTACCAAAGAAAAATCCTCGTCATCCAAATCTTGAGCATTGACTGTAGTGCCACGCTTATACTGTTGAACAGAGATTTCTGGTTCTTTAATAATTTTGACGGTATCGCCTTGAGCAGCAATCTCGCCCATGTAATCGGAGTTAGTAATGTCTCCGGCTACAGTACTCTTGCGGAAAGCAAGCTGTACTTTTTTTGAGTAGATTACGGGACTAAAATTACCATTAGGTAAATTCCCATAACCTGTTACGGTTGTAAAAGCCATAATAAGTCCTCCTATAAAGTTTAGGCTTTATTGAGCTAAACATTATCTGAAGAGGCTGATTATTTTCTAGGGTGCATACAAAGACTAACTGGCCGGTTAATCTAAGTACGGGCCTATACTTAATACAGGTAGTCTTAGTGTTTTGTTTAAGCTTTAGTATGGGGGATTAGTACAGAAGGTAGACCTAATGGTGGCTTCTGAATACTAATCCCTAGTTATACTAACAAAATTTTATTTGTCAAGTATATATTATCGTGCATTACCAGATAAATCATAAATAAATTTACCTGTCTGTATTGCTTTAGTTATTGCTTCTTCTTGTTTCTCATATTCTTGTGCAGACATACGAGCAATATCAGACTCTTTAAATGAGCCAGATGTATCTTCTGCATCAACAGATGCTTTAGAAGCTTTCTTAACAGTACCAGCAGCAGCTTTACGTTTTGCTGCGTAGTCACTCTTAGTCATACCATTATCTACTTTATATAGATCAATAACACGAATTACTGAACGAGCATCGTCCGAGTTTTCATAAAGAGCATCTTGTACCCACTTAGGTTGTTCATCAACCCAATCATGAAACTGGTCTGATTCTCGTAATTTGTCAAAATCAGGGTGAGAGTCACGAATGTCTTGCTCTGCAGAGGATCGGGATATTTCAGCTTCTTTAGCATCCAGTTTTTGTAGGCGGTCTTCTGCTTTACTAAACATTTCTTGAGCTTTTTTAGCAGCAATAGTTTCTACTATACTTGCTACGTCAGGATATTCTTTTGCCCATGACTCAATGTCTTCATCTGATTTAGGGGGTCGAATGTTTTCCTGACCTAGACGAGCTTCTAATGCAGCAAACTTTTCTTCCCAGTCTTTTTCTTTTTGTTGCATGTGACGCCGTACATCACCATAACGTTTCTTAAAGGACTTTTCCTCACGGCTAAGGTTTTTGTCCTCAGTTTCTTCAGTAGCCTCTACTGCTACTACTTCTTCCTCTTGGGTCTTACCCTCAAGTTCTTCAATTTCTTTTTCAGCTTCTTCAATTCGTTTACGATTACGATTATTATGATTAGGGTTTACGAACCCTGCTGTTTTTGGTTGTTCCATAGTTTGTAGTTCAGGCATATTATTTCCTTATGTTGGGGCCAGCCGTAGCTGGGTAGCCTTATTGTTACTTCTTCTTCTTTCGTCTTTGTACTAAGCCTCCTGTATTAAAATCTGCATACCCTTCAGTAGGTTTAGCTGCTTCTTCAAAATCTTTTTCTGTTCTTCCCCCACTATAAGAAGTAGAACTTTTACTCTTAGAACTTGTAGTAGAACTTGTTGGTGGAGAACCGGGCGAAGGCATTGGTGAAGGGGACTTAGTAGGGTCAAGAGCACCGGGGCGACCTGATTTTTCACCTCTTCCTAGATTACCCGGCCCTTCAGATCTGTCATCTTGCTCTTTAAGTATTGTTTGAACAAATACTTGTTCTTCTGGACTAGGAACATAAGTTGATTCTTGTTCTCTTTGAAGTCTTTCCCTTTCAATAGCTCTAGAGTTTCTATAAGCATCTTTTCTACGAGCCGCTTCACCTATATCACTTCCTGTAGCATCTTCCCAATCATCAAAATCTATATCTTTAGCAAAACTATCTTTATACATATTACCAGAAGCAACTAAATTATATCCAAGGCTATCAAGAGTTTTTTGCATCTTATCTGCCCAAGGATTACCTTTTTCGAAACCCTCTGTTTTGAAAGCTTGATTTATTTCAAAAGTTGCCCTTGCTTTAGCTATACCATTAAGATCATCAATTTTATTAGCAATACCCATAGCTAATCCCGCACCGGGAACAAGAAGCGAAGCTAGCAAAGATTCTTTTTTGTATTCACCCCTAGCTAATTGTTTTTCAATATAACTTTTAGGGTCTGTATAAAAATCCTCATCGCCTTCATACCAACTTTTTTTAAGTCCTTCTTCTTCTTCAGGCTCAGGGTCTGGTCCTTCATCTTCTTTATAACGATAGTTAGGATCAACTACACACATTAAACCATTCCACATCATACCTTTTCCACAACCACCTGCAGGTTCAACTGGGGCTGCAACGTCAGTAGGAACAGAAACAGGTGTTGGAGGTTTTACACCAAAGTCAGGGCTGTATGTTTCAGGCTCAAAGTATGTTCCTCCTACTGTCCTAAACCTATTAGGATTAAACTCTCCTGTTGCAAGTACGCCTTCTGCAGCATTAACTACAGGATTAGTTGTTTGTGCAGGGGAGTTTTGTTTTTGCATTTGTTGTGGTTGTACTTGAGCATTTGTTCTAGTAATAGAAATACCACGTTTTGCAAGCTCTTGCATAATCTCTGGTTTTTGTTGGGCTAAAGCAGTGACTTGACTGATGATTTGATCAATCTTAGTGGGATCAGAGAAAAGACTTTGAGCCATTCCACCTGATGCAAACCCTACTTCCATACCCATACCATTAATACGTTGATTAACTAGAGGATCATTTTGTGCAGTATAGGCTATCTTATCCATAAGACCACCCTCAGCTACACCTGTAACTAACATTTGCTCTAAACCTGCAAGGTCAGCTTCAGTCAAACCTTGCTGTGGCTCAATAGGTTCACCACCTATTCTACCATCAGCATCCATCTGTTGCAAGCCCATTTTTGCTTGAGTACGTAAATCCTCAAAGAATTTTACACCGTAGTAACGAACAACATCAGCAGGTACAACGTACTCACCTTCAGATAAACGTGCAGGTATGTCATCACGTACTTCTTTAGGTAGAGAGCCGGGAGGTACATCATTACCTGATACTGGGTCTCTTGTTTCTGCTCGTCCAAAGCTCATTTCCATTTGGTCTTTCATTGCTACCCCTCCTTGGGCAAACTGTCTTACTGATCCGTCAGGAGACACGTCATATTTTTTAAAGAATGCTTCTAGGTCTATTACAGTACCTCGATTACTTGGAATATCAGTATGTCCCGGAGGATACATACTGTTATCATAAGGCATTTCTACATCACGAGTTACTATTACTTCAGGATAATTTTGTTTAAGTTCTTGAATACTGGCTGGGATTCCTTCATCGTAAATTTGTGTAAACTTTTCTGGGGAAGCACGGTGATCACTAAATCTTAACATAGCAATACGATCTGTTGGGGGAATAACAATTTTGTCTACACCAGATGTTGCAGCTTTAACTATTAAAATTTTAAGCATTTCATCTGTTACACTTTTTACTTGTTTAATAGGAGGTGTTACTGCATCTAAACCTTGGAAGTCGTTTGTATTTCTTTTTAAGCCTTTGTAAGCATCCCTAAGCAAAACTTTAGCTTGTTCAGGTGTAACTTCCGTTCCATCAAGTTTACCTACAAATTTTTCAAAGTGTTTATCTATTTCGTTTTCTTGATCTACAATTTTAGTTCTATAGTCAAGAATACCCTGAGTAGTTTTTGTTATGTAGTCTTCTAGTTCTTGAGGATAATCAGCAGATTGAATTTTACCCTTGTCACTCAGTATATCAGGTACAAATTCCATTGGAGGAACAAACATCTCTGCTCTAAAAACTTCTGTTTCTGGTAGGTTAATACTAACACCTTTTTCAGCAAGCATCCTTACAGTGTTTTCTATTCTTTTAGTATCTAAATACGCAGGTTTAAAAACTTCATCTGTCTCTACACCTTTTAATCTATCAACAGAAAAACTAATACTATCAAAAGTGTCACCACCAATATAGCCACGCTCTGTAGCATCCTTCATAGTTCTTTCTATAGCTTCGTCAGTGAGAATCATTGTATTATTTCTAATATAACCATAATCATTAACAGCAGGAAGATTTATTTTATTTGCTGCAAGAGAACTAT